TGACCTACTAATACAATAACTGATCCATCTAGTGGTTGTGATGCAAATGGTAATACGTTTAGCGTAACTGGTGCAGCATTACCGATCATTCTAAACTCTTGATCCATAGATTCTGTATCCGGTGTTAGTTGATCACCATTAGATTTAGTTGCTTCACCGAATATAACTTTCTTATTCTTATTTATTTGTAACTGCGCATCTGATATTGACGAGCTAGAGGCTTCATTAAGCGCTATCTTTCCAACTGTCGCATCGTCTTGTGTTTTATCTAGCCAGGTATCGTTAGCTATTTGCGATTGTAGTTTACTTCCAAAAATAATCGGCATTACTCTAGCTCCCTAAATACTAATCCACCACTTTGAAAGTAAGCAAATAGTTTCTTAAACTGCTTAATCTTAAAATCTACACCCTGCTTGCTCTCTCTAGTTGATTCTAACAAGCATTTAGTAAATGTACTAGGTGTGTCTATGTCAGGTATAAACTCGATAGGTGCTTTAGTTATGCAATAAGATAGAAAATCTCTCAGGTTAGCAACGCCATTTGCATCATTCTTTATAGATCCTTGACCGATAATATCAGTCTGAGGAACTATGTTGCATTCCATAAACTTAACAGCTCCATAAGATACAACTTCTACAACACCGCTGGCTGACTGATTAACAGATGCATTAGTTGTTTTAACATTATCTCTAAAATCTACATAAGATTGTAGTATGTTTTGCGGCTCAAAATAGCTACCAGATGCAATATTACCAGTTATTGATAAACCACTAACATCAGCACCAGTAAATCCCATTAATGGAAAAGCAGATATAGAAGCATTTGCTCCAGTGTCTACTAATAAACTAAAGCTAGCTGTGCTTGATATGGTTAAAAATCTAGTTGATCTATCTAGTGATACACTATACTCAAGTGTGCCACCCGAATTTAATGCAGTTGAAACAGCTTCTATAAACTCACCCATAGAATAACTTCCTATTGAAATCTGAACGGCTATCTCTCCAGCGCCTTCATCAAAGTTTATATAATTATTGTCAGTTGTAATCGTGTGACCGTATGTGAAAGCTGAATATGTATCAATGCTCATTAAGCTATCCTTATATTAGTATCAATTATGCCATTTTTCTCTCTGGCTTCATTTTGTGCATCGGTAACAAATCTAGCTAACTCTTCTGAGTTAGTTAATGATCCCTGTACCTCTATATTGAAAACTGTTGCTGTTTGACGATCTTCTACATCATCGGCTGCTATATCTCTGCTTTCATCTGTTGCCAATGCTCCGCCACCTGTTGCGCCACCAGCGCCAGAAGATGCAGACGATCCACCACCTGAGAAAGCTTTTAATATACTACCAAGTGCTACTAGTGCTGCACCTGTTGCAATTTGCGCCGTAGGATCTACAGTTAGTAATGCTAAATTGGCTAATCCGGTAGCTATATAAAATTCACCTAGCTGTATAGCTAAGCTACCAAATGTATCTAATAGAAATTTACCAAAATTCTCTAGTGCGTTCTCACCTTTAGCTATCGAGCTAATTACTGACTGTATACCACCGCTGATCGTCTTAGCTATTCCTTGATTAATTATCTTGTTAGCAGCAACAGCTACATTAGAAAGCGTCTTTGGTAGCTTCTTTATAGTGCCAGTTGCTTGTGTTATTTTTTCATCTAGCACAGAGTTTGTAGTATCTAATGCAGTTGATAATTCAGCGTTAAACATCGCTGCCTTATCAGCTATAGGTGTATCAAACACTGACCCAACAGAAGCCTCTGCATTATCAGCAAATTGTTGAAAAACCTCTGCGCTTGACTCTGCAAATGTTGTCAATCCCTGCGTTACCTCGTTATCTATTCTCAATTTACCTAGAAATTCAGATATTTTACCACCTAAAAAACCAAGTGAAGCGACAACTCCCTGTATAGCCAGTTTAACACCGTCAAAAACCACTTTACCTATGTTGCCAAACAACTCCAGAGGCATAATTAAGTAATCAATTACATTTCGATTAAACTCTATAAACTGCTTTTGTATTTGCTCGATAGATATTTCAGATACAGACTTATTTAAGCGCTGTATTGATTTAGTTACTGCATCAGCAGCTTTTATAATTAATGGCGAGAATAACTTACCTAGATTTGCTCTTAGATTAAATACGTTATCACCTAATGTAGATAACACACCAGATAAAGTCTTAGATTGCTTTTGTGTTGCATTAAAAAACAAGCCACCAGCACCAGTTAATGTATTTAATGCTGTTGTAAATTCTTCAAAAGGTATTTTACCCTTAGATACTGCATCTCTTATTTCACCCAGTGATATACCTGTTTGCTTAGACAGTTGACCGAATAAATTAATACCTCTATCGGCAAATTTGTCTAATTCTATTAGAGTTAGCTTCTGTGTAGAGATTAATCTACCAAATGGAATTGTTAATTCATCTATTCTAGAGCCTGATGCGGCTGCTAAATCACCTAGTTGTCTTAATGTAGGTATAATATCTTTTTGAGCGACACCGAATGATAATAATTGCCTAGTTGATACAGCTAAACCCTCTAATTGAAACGGTGTAGACGCTGCAAAGTTTTGTAGATCTTTTAATTGTTTCTCGGCTGCTTTAGTTGATTTTAAAAGCGTTTGAAACTGTACTTCTATGACTTCTAGATTCTGACCAGCTTTAACTATGTTGCCTATCTCGCTACTTATACCTCTAAATGCATCTCTGAGTAGTGTTGCACCTAAGTTACCAGCTAGTGACTTTAAAAAACCAGCAGAGAATGACTCACCAGCTTTAGCACCTTGCTTTTTAGCTTTTTTATCAAAGTTTTTTAATTTCGACTTGGCTTGTAGATCGTCTAAATCTAATTCAACCGTTATCGTATTAGCCATTATCTATTCCTTGATATGATCTGCTATATTTCCAACTTTTACACCGAAGAAACTTAAATCATCAGTGGTAACAACTCTCTCTTCTAGCTGTTTTTGTGTTTCAGCTCGCTTTCTAAGCTCATTCATTGCACCATTTCTAGCTTTATTATCTTTTAGATGCGGATAAGATATTATCTCTATTGCTTCTAAATCATCATTAGCTTTCGCTTTTATCATACACTGGCACAGGTAATCATAAGTAGGTGCATCTAGTGCTTCAACCTCGAATAACTTGTAGCTGTAATAGTGCATAAACCTGGCTATAGTTACATCGAAATCGTTTATTACTTTTTTGTGCTAGTAAGCTCCTTGATGATTGCCTCTACATGATCAATCTCTAATGAGTCGCATATAGCCTCTGGTAATCCAGCGTTAACAAACATCTTAACTACAGAATCAAACTCTTCGCCGTCTTTAGCTCTCTTAAAGCCTTTCAACTCTTTAACAGTTGGATACTTTAACTTATAAATCTTATCGTTAAATTTTAAATCCAGCGTTTTACTGTTTAGCTCTAACATATTATTCCCCTGATATTTATAGTGGCGGCTCTCTCACAAACCACCACTTGATTATTAATTAAAGTAAGCTGTGATCGCCTCTAGCAAATAGATTGATTGCTTCCGGCTTAGATCTATCTGGTAGCGCTTTAAATTCTAGCTGACCAATTTGAACAGAATCTCCTGTGTAGTTAATTCCTGTCATATTAGCAACTGTCTTCCACATTGTTACATCTGCGCTTCTGTCAGAGCTAGCCTTTCTCTTCGGGTGACCTACAAGTTGACCAGCATAAGAAAATGATGATTGGTATAATTTACTTGTACCATAACCAACTAACTCGTCTGATCCTTCTGTGTGAATATCCCCAAATCCTGCACCAATAATAGATTTCCAGTTATTTGTATCCATCTCAGCAGCACCAAGTGTTAAATCAACAGATGATCCTTTAATGATTTGATCTTGTAGCGTCTCACCCTCATCGTCTCTAAAAATATCTTCTAGAGATTGTGTTGGAGAAACTTCTGATCCACCAACCGCAATAGCGCCTAGAGACCCACCTGATGATGCTTGTAAAACTGTAAAAGTCTCACTAGGTGCATTTGTGTTAACCTCTGCCGTTATTAATCCAATGAAATCATTTTCGCAAATAGATAACCCAGCAGAGTTAGAGCATTTAAACTCTAAAGCATCAGCAGCTACTTTAAACAATCCAGCAATAGTTGCTGCATCATCGTTGTCAGTGTAGCTAACTGCTACAAGTGTTTGATCGGCAGCCGGAGTAGGATCACTTGCGCTTCCATTGTCTAGCCAAAATAAATACTTCTTTTCGTTGTAATCTTCATCAATAGCGTTTAAATCAAATGATTCACCGTCTAGCGATCCTGCAACATCATCTACGAATTGGATTGATCTGCATTCTTTTCTTCCGAAATACCAAACCATAGCTTCTAATACTTGGTTTGAACTCTGTGTTGTACTTGCCATGGTAAGGCTCCTTTAAAAAGTAAAGTTTCTTCTTATTATAAATTCTAATCTAACCTTAATGAGATTGTCATTAGTGACTTCCTCAAGCGGCTCCATTAAAATCAACTCAATATCATTGAATTGCTGGTTGTAGTTTTTAGTGTCTATTATGCAGTTCTTAACGTCTATAGCTTTATCGTACAGCGCATCAAATGCAGTAATTAAGTCGGTTGTTTCGGGTGAATATAACTCAAGAGTCGTATCTATCGCATCCCAATGGCTATTTCCATCCCTGGAAGAGTTATTAACACCTATAATTAGGTTATAATATTTCTCAGCTTGAGGCTTTGATATATCGTTATTCCCGAATAAATCTTTCTCGTATGCTAGTAAGTCTGGATCTACCATACTTATCTGATTGTTAAAATAGAGTCTAATATCTGATATCATACTCTTAGTATCTCCACTGATCCATCAGTTAAGTCATCTTCTTGTACATATTCGCCATCATCATTTTGATCTAGCTTTAAATAGAATGTTTTAAAAGCAGCGCCGTACATTCCCTCGTAATCTCTAAACTTAAGATAGAATTTATCTTCTACATTTTCAGATATATCAAAGAATATTTTAGCTAGTGTTAGATATTTAGCAGCTTGTCTGATTTCACCAAATTCTAAGATATCCCACTTAGTTATGTTAGCTACCAAGTCATCTACAAATTTAGAATAGCCACCATTTCTTAAACTCTGAATAATCTCATTTCTAGAAGCTACATGGTAAGCGATAAATGATGTATCACCCTTGGCTTTTAGGTTTTGTATGTTTCTAACCTCTTGTGATAGATCGTTGTCATCTGAAAATACTATATTAATACCATTAAAAGTAACGTCGTAATCAGTTGATGAATCTATCTTAAGCCAGTAAGCATCTACACCGTTAACAGTTGATGATGCCCACGCTGAAGGCTTAGTAAACTGCATAAAACCAGATCTACTAAATGATTTAGTATCATCATCTACGGCTACGTTAGAGGCATTTATAGTGAATGATAAATCAGCTAATGAATCTGTTGTGTTAATATCAACATAGAAAGAATTAAAAGGCTTATACAAACCAATGTATACACTATCTGTAGCAGCTTCGTGAATAATGTTAAATTCATCTCTTAGATAATCTTTAGCATCTTTAGAGTAATCGCTAAATACGCTATTATCATCATGTATAACTAGTAAATCACTCATTTATCTTCTCCATATACATCTTTATCCTTCATTCTCCAGAATAAATGACCAAATGTAAAACCTAGTAGAAATGTAAAGCTAGGATATTCATGCGACCACCTAATTATAGTAGCTGAAACAGATTCAGGCTTTCCTTGTTCTGCTATGATCCAAAAGTCATAAACACCGATGATGATGATTACTGCAATTATAAAATAAGGTGTTATTTTTCTCATTCATCCTCGCTTAAGAAATAAAATGTTGCTGTAGCCCACTCACCAGCAAGCTCGACATCATCCTCTATTGAAACTCTTAATTCAGCTCCAACGGATGATTGAAGCGGCTTAGTTGCTATGTAGTTAAATGGAAATACTAATATGTCATGTTGCAATCCTGATATCTTTGGGATGTAACCTTGACCTAAGTTAGCTGCATTAATTATGTCTTTAATATTTTTGTATCTAATAACTTTATATGGAACCTTGTTTGGTAAATCATATGGATTATATACCCATATCTCAAATCTAATAGGTGAACTCATCATAACATCTGATGCAAACTGTAGCTCTGCATGCTCTAGAGATAGAACTTTACCAGCATCAGGTATAACTGAAAAACATGATGATCCAGCTTTCCAGAAATCAGCCGTTACAGCTCCACTAGGTGTTGAATCAAACGTAACCACACCAGTTGAATAATTAATTGAAAAACCTGTTGTTACCTCTACGGCATCAACATATATTTTAGGCTCTCTCAAGTTTGCTACATTATCCTCACCGTATAGTTTACCGTGAGTTAAATCAATCCAATGAGCATGATCTGCATGGTTATAATCTAATCCGCTAGCTGTTAATGAGATGCCTGTATGCTCTGTTGATTCTTGATACCAGGTGGTTTTATCACATAGATCATGCGTAACCATTGTACCGTCTGACAAACCGCTTGGTTTCATCAATGCTGATAATGGTCTTCCTTTTGAGTCTCTTTCTGGAATAAACGAAGTTGCCATTATGTATCCTTTTTTCCAGCTACTAAAAAGTTCAAGTCTGCAACCTGACTAATGTTATCGCTAACTGTAACTTTTATGTAATCATCCGTTGCGTATGTTCCTTGCTTCTTAATTAAAAATGGTTGTGATACTCCATATCTTGCAACCATAGAATCATTACCAGACGCAAAGATTAACTCGTATGATCTACCATCCCCCCATGAGAAATGGGCATCAAACTGTTGAGTTGTCTTAATTGGTGGAAACTGGAAAATTACATCTTCACTTTTAACCTCAACCACCAAGCCGGCTTGGAGTGAATTGTTTAAGCCTAAAAAATTATCTATTTTTATACCACCGTCAAAAGCGTGAAATAATAAGCCTGATATAAGCAAATCATCTGTAGCGTCAGCATCAACTGTAAACTCAACTGGTGTTACGCTACCGTCTACTGCCAATTGGTTCGATCCACCTGAGTCAGTAGCATGCTCGAAAAACAGATTCCCGATAGCTTCTGGCACAATAGTAGATTTTACCCATAGCTTATTAATGCCATCTTCTTGTACAGAATCAACGACATAGTCTTCCGATCTGCCGTTAATTCTAATCACATCTGTTTGTTTTGATTCTTCTATATCAGCCATCTATTATATTTCCAAGCCTGCCAGAGTTGAGTAAACATCTTGTGGTTGATTATCTCTATTAGTAATAGTAAATCTAATCACCTGTGCTGCACTTGCTTTTAAAATCTTTTCAGTTGGGATTCTAATATTAGGGTTAGCTGTTGAGTTAAAACCTACCCATACTATTGCACCATTAACTAGTAACTCACCTTTTAGTTTACCTGATCCTGTAATCCAAGCCTCATCACCTAGAAATGTTTTACCGGCACTAACTGTATAATCATGGTTAACACTTGCATCACTAGCAACTGCGGCACTTGTATTAAAATCTACAATCTCATCACCTGCTGATTCAGCTGAAAATGATACTGGTAATGGATTAAGAGATGAAAATGCTGTTCCAGTTGCATCAAACAAGTTAGCTTGAACACTATCAGTTGCAGCAACTAAATCTCTAATATCTAAATCTGTTGCATCAACAGTTAATGATCCACCTGCATCTGACACTGGAACTGGATTACCATTAGCTACATCTACATCACCAACTTGCATGTTAGCATTAACATTTAAATCATCGTGTGTATCTTGAATAGCTTCTACACTATCCTGTGCGCTTGAAAGATCTCTAATATCAATATCTGCATTAATTGCATTTACATCTACTGAGCCATCTGCATTAACTTTTAATTTCTGTGCTGGTGTTGTTGCATCAGATACAAAGATATCTACATCACCTGCGTTTTCTGTTCTAATTGGTAAGCTTGAATCGTAATCAGCCATGATTAACCCCTTTAATCGTTGTAGTTTTTAATTTCTTCATCTAATTCAGCTAGCCTCTTATCCTGGTTAACCATATTAGTTTTAAGCCTTTCAATATTTTCCTCGGCTTCATATATGCGCATTTCCATCTCTGCTTTAGCGCATTCAACCTTCATTCTCTCTAGTTTCTTTTTTTTAAGCTCAAGCATCTAGTAATTTCCCTTGTAAATTGCCATTAAAATCTGCTGTCATGTTTGTTTTATTTTCCACTAATAGTTTAACTATGTCACCTGCCTCTAAAACATAATCAGTAAATTCAAATGATCCATTAAAATCTAGGTAGTATATTCTCTGCTTGGCTATGGTGTTAGCATTTAGTGTTATTTGATAGATGGCTCTATTGCCACCCGAGTAATCAACTCGCTTAAGTTTTAATTGTTTTCCTGCTGGCACTGTATATAAAACCAGGTCGGCACTTGCTAATCCAGCCAGAGATAGTATCTCTGAATATACATTTATCGACTCACCTGCTTCTGTAAAGTCTACATATAGCGGATTATCAGCTGTGTTACTTACCTTTATATTTCTGGATATTATTGTTCCCATTAGTTACTCTCCTGTGTCATTTCAGTGAGTGACTTACCTTCTGGCAACATCTTATTTAAATCTTTCTCGCTAGTGTAGATATGGTTTTGCCAATTAGCGAAGAACCAAACTACCCATTTCTTACCATCTTTAGATGGTGTCTGATAATTATATGCTTTACCGTTAATGTTGTTAGTCATTATCTGTAGCTTAACAAGATTCTCTTTGCTAGATGCCTCTATGTAAATATTGACTAAATTAGGGTTAAAATCCATTAATCACCAATGTAAAAAACTCTAGGCAGCCGAAACCACCTAGAGAATTATTTAAATCTTTTAATTAAGCTGTTACTACTGTGATTCTAGCTGATCCTGTATCAGTTAAAACACCACCGTAAAGGTGAGATAAAGAATACTCATCTTTTACAGCAAGAGCTTTTTCTTCTCTTAAAAGCATTGGGTTGATCTGTCTAGCGAATGCAGTTGCTTCCATTTGACATGCAACGAATCCACCAGCTGGTAGAGATGCTGAGCTAGATTCAACGATAGTAAAACCGTAAACTCTAGATACATAACCAGCCATGATAGGTTGCTCACTTCCGTATTTGTCAGCGTTGATTACATTGTTGTTACCTAAAAGCTCTTGTACGAACCCAGGTGAAGCAATGATAAATCTATCAAACTTCTGTACGTTACCAAGATCCATGATAGCTTTTTGACCAGCGATTGCAGCAAGTGCATCACCAGTGTAATCTACTGCTAAACCTTCTGTTGATCCTGCACCAGCAACCATGATACCAAAAAGGTAATCATCGATTTCAGCAGCAAGTTCTCTAGCACCGTTTTTAACAGCTTGAGAAACTGAATCAATTTTTTGTTGAACAGATGCACGCTTAGAGATACCCCAAGCAACACCACGTTGACGGTCTAAATCAAGTTGAGCAACTGTAGGTGCAATAGTTGATTCTGTCATTGCAGTATTTTCTGTAATTGCTTGTACAGCTAGTGAGTTAAATAGAGGGATATCTAGTCTATCCATTCCGTTTGAAACACTAAATTGCTTAACAACACCAAGAGAAACTGACTCTTGGATTAAAGTAGTAGTTACTACTTCTGATACTCGTTTTTCAATAATTCCTTGTAAATCACCGCTATTTGTAGCTGCCATCTTTTACTTCCTTGTTAGTTAGTTAAGTTATTAAACCCTCTAATGCTTTAGCAAAAGCTAAATCTTTTTCTTCATTAGAGAACTCGTCATAAGTTTTCTTCCCAGTTACACCATTTGGTCTAGCTGATGACATTCCAGTTTTGTTATCAGATTTAAAATAGTGAGCATTGTTCTCTCTAACATGGTTAACAGCCTCTTCTACACCGCTTATTGATAATCCCTCATCGTCAATAGTTAGCATATCTCTAGGTAATGCATTAATTACATCAGTAACTTTAATAGCATCACTAGCCATAGTAGCCACCTTAAATTCTAGTTCCTTCTGTAGAACAGTTTTTCTAGTGTCTTTAAGTTGCATCTCATACTCGCTTCTCTTGTTTTTCTCAATCTCAAGCAAGTCTTTCCAGTTTTCAGTTTTCTCTAGCTCAGCTTTCTCTCTCGCTTCTACATCACTAGATAACCCCTTATACTTGGATTTCCATGTTTTAGATTCCTCTAACAGTCTATTGTTAGATCCCTCTAGTTTTTCTAATCTGACTAATAGAGATTGTGCATCAAATTCTTGATTCTCATTAGCTGTTTCTTCTGTCTTGTCTGTGTTGTCAAGTTCTTGACTCATTCCTCACTCCCTGAGCATTCGCTCTATTTTTTGAATATGGTTTTGGCTACTCGATCTAAAACTTCTTTAAGTCGTGTAGTAATTGATCTGCTAAATTGCTCACCCTTATTAGTGGGTAGCATTCTTCGTACAGTTTTTGATTTTCCAGCTCCTTCTCTATTATGTATATCAGCTAACTTATTGTCAAAACTGATAGATAAGCCGTTTTTAGTGATTGATACGCTTAGAGATTTAAGTAGCTCGCCTGTTAGCTTTAAGTTAACTGGTCGTATTCGTTTACTTCTATATGTGCCGCTTCTTATTTTATCCAGGTATGCAGTTGAGTATTTAACAAACCTACCAAAGCCTTTAACTGGTGACACTCCACGTTCAATAGATTTAACTATCTCTTTGTGTGTCTCCACCTTTAATTCAGCTTTAGCATTACGCTTGTATCTCTCGATATCTTTTCTAGCCTGTCTAAAATCAGTTCTTACTCTAGCCACTCGTCACCCTCGTCATCATCTTCATCCACCTGATAGAACTCTTCTACTTCTTCCTCTATATAGCTAGGTGGTGTGAATATACAATCTTTTAATTCATCTGGTGTAGCCATTCTTCTGTGTTTACACATAACCGTTATCCCTTAGAAATGCCTCTAGAAAGTCATCATTAAATAGATCGCCAACTTGTATATCTACACGCTCCTCTGATTCTTCTACAGTTAATATAGATGCAAACGGATCAGTTGATGTAGTAGTTGATTTCTTATATTCATTAACTATAGATCTAACACCTGTCTCTATCTCTCGCTTAAACTTCTGATCGTCTTTAGGTATAAATCTGCGCTTAGGCAGCTTGCTATCACCAGAGAAGTTATTGTGACCATCGGCTTTTGGCACTTCACTAGATGAAAAGATGCCTATCTCGATGCCTTTATCATTATTCTTATATATAAGTGCATCTAACATATCACCATCTAGCTCTAGATTTGGTGTGCGATTGCCGCCTTTCTCTTCATCTGCATATTCTTTATTTAATTTCTTAAATGTCTCGCCAACAACAGGTGATTTACCAGCGGATAATGCTCTAAGTATTTCATCAGTGACATAATCACCAACTTCACGCTTAACTGTAGCATGTCGGCTTTCTGGTACATCAGATAAATCTAGATTAATTTGTTTGGTTATCTTCTCTATCGCCAAAATTCATCCCTGTTAATGACTGCATATTGTTTGATTGTATCTCTTTAGCCTTAGCTTGAGCATCATCTTCTGATAGGTTAGGATCTAGAATCATTAGAGCTTCATACTTCTCTATCAATCCAAGCATCATACGCTTTTCGATATTAGCCAATACCTCTGCATCTGAGATTAAAACCTTAGGCTTCTTAAATACAACTAATAAATCATCATCTTCTGAAAACACAGAGTTGCCCCTGAATGTTTCCCAGGCTTTGATGATATCAAACATCTGCTTTTCAACCTCTGTATAAGTAAGCTGATTCTGCTCGATGATATCTTGCACAGATGCATTAGCTATTGCCATTTGAATACCACTAGAGAAATCTTCTCCATTAGACTCAATAGATGATGTATTCTTAATTCCATGCTCATTAAACATCTGCTTGATATATGTAAGCACAGCAGTTTTCTGACCTTCTAGATCCGGAGATGGAGATATATAATCTACTTCTGTTTTAGCATCATCTGGATTCTGTGACTGTGGAAGCTTAATAGCTGATAGCAAACCAGTTACTAGTGTCTTAAATTTATTCTCATACTTCTCAGGATATTTGATAATCATTTGACCCACACCCTGTATTTTAGCTGCACTTAAATATTCAGACAGCATCACGTTAGCATTTGTAGTTTGCTCAGCTAGTGGTGAGGGTGTTGGATAATCTATAGCCAATTCTTGAGAATTATAAACAAATGGTATAATGCCAATCTTATTTATATTACCTGGATTGTCTTCGATAGGTACGAATGTAACTGATTTTTTGATCTCGATGCCACCGTTAGTCTCTAGCTCAATGTTTTCAACCTTAACAACTACATAGTTATCTTGTGACCACATTGCATACACCTTAGACTGAGCCGATGAATCTGCTTGGCTTTCAGCTATTAAATTATCTATACCATCACCGCTGTGAGCGTTGTTAGTTATATCTCTATTGCCATAGTTAAGTA